TTTTCAACCAGTTAATCGTTATGACGGTATTCCGTACGCCGGGGCAACTTTACAGATCCCAATCGGCGCTTCGTACAATACTCCAATCTACAACGGTTCTTCAGTTAAAATCGTACAGAACGGCACACTTGAATTATCAGGCGCAACAACTTCCGGTACTATTATCGGTGTTGCAACAGGTTTCCAATACACTAATTCATCAGGCCAAACAGTTCAAGCTCAATACTACCCAGGTACTAGCGTTACTAATGCTATTGCTTACGTAGTTGTTGATGCATCAGCTGAATTTAAAGTAACATTAACAGTTTCAGGCGCTCCTACAGTAGTAGTTGGTGCTAATGCAACTATTGTTGGTACAAACTTAGCTGAAATTCAAAACGGTACTGGCTCAGCAACAACAGGTAATGCACAATCATCATGCGTTATTCCTGCTAACGGCGCTGGATCAGCAACAACATTACCATGGAGAGTAGTTGCAGTAGTTCCAGACACAGCTTATTTGTCAGGCTCTACAGTACTTTATCCAGAAGTACTTGTTAAAATTAACAACCCACAGTTGACTGCCCTTACCGGCGTTAATTACGTAGCTTAACTAAGGAGAACATAACATGGCTATTTCACGTGCACAGCTCCTAAAAGAGCTATTACCAGGACTTAACGCGCTATTCGGTTTAGAGTACAAGCGTTACGGCGAAGAACATAAAGAAGTTTATGAAACAGAGACTTCAGAGCGTTCATTTGAAGAAGAAACAAAACTTTCAGGTTTCTCAGCAGCACCAGTCAAAAACGAAGGCACAGCAATCGCTTATGACAATGCTCAAGAAGCTTGGACAGCTCGATACAATCATCAAACTATTGCTCTTGGCTTTTCTTTAACAGAAGAAGCTGTAGAAGATAACTTGTATGACACATTATCAGCTCGTTACACAAAGGCTTTAGCTCGCGCTATGGCTTACACAAAACAAGTTAAGGCTGCTGCAGTTCTTAATAATGGCTTCAACACTTCTGGTTCTTACAACGGTGGTGATGGTGTTTCATTATTTAACGTGTCTCACCCTCTTGTTTCAGGCGGTACAAACAGCAACACTCAATCAACTCCTACAGACTTGAACGAAACAGCACTAGAAAACGCTGTTATTCAAATCGCTGCATGGACTGATGAGCGTGGTCTTTTAATCGCTGCTCAACCACGTAAGTTAGTAGTTCCACCAGGCAATCAATTCGTTGCAACTCGTTTGCTCGAAACTGAACTTCGTGTTTCTACAGCTGACAACGACATCAATGCTATTAAGAACAATGGTTCTATTCCAGAAGGTTACACAATTAACCACTTCTTGACAGATCCAGATGCTTACTTCTTAACAACTGATGTACCTAACGGCATGAAACACTTTGTTCGTACACCATTATCTACATCTATGGATGGCGATTTTGATACAGGCAACGTTCGTTACAAGGCTCGTGAGCGTTATTCATTCGGTTGGTCAGATCCTCTCGGTATGTGGGGTTCACCAGGCGCTGCTTAATAGCACACTTGGTTTTAATGTACTAGGATTAACCCTGCTTCGGCGGGGTTTTTCTTTGTCCGTAATTCATGATTTTCTCTATTCCACAGGCAAATGGTAAGAGTAATATGTAGTTATACACACGGTGTGTATAAAATTTTAGGAGATTATTATGAAAGCATGGACTAAACCAGCAGCAACAGAAATGAGATTTGGCTTTGAAGTGACCCTTTACGTAATGAACAGATAATGGTCATCGTAACAGACTGTTATTAAATTAAGGGGCTTCGGCCCCTTTTTTGTGCTACAATGCTTTGAACTTAGGAGCCGTTATGCCATTCAAAGATGAAGCAACACGTAAAGCCTATCATAAAAAATATCATGCAAAGTGGTATGAAGAAAATAAAGATAAACGACATACTCAAATAGCTGAGTATGAAAAAACAAAGCCTAAAGAATGGCGAAAAGCTATTGGTAGAAAATCTAATTTAAAACTTAGATATAATTTAACTCCCCAAGAATATGAAACTAAGCTAGCCAGTCAAGATTATAAATGCGCATTATGTGGCAAAGACGCAAATGACAATGTAAGACGAGGTAAAGTAGAGCCTTTATATGTAGACCATTGTCACAAAACAAATAAACTTAGAGATCTTCTGTGCCACCAATGTAATTCAGGTTTAGGGCACTTTAAAGATAATATAGAAACCCTTCAAAAAGCCATAGATTATCTACGTAAACACATGTTATAATACTTGCAAATAGTGCCAATTCAGGTATTATTTGGGAATCCGGGTTACCCGGCTTATCAGACTGTCCCGGCAGACGCATACAAGACGGATAAGCTTAACTTTGTATGAAGGAAAATATCATGGCAATAACAACGTTCAGCGGCCCAGTGTCGTCTTTAAATGGATTTATCGGTGGTACAGCAACAGATCCAATCGTAGTAACAACAGCAGACAATATCAACGAATCATATGCAACAACAACAGCTGCATCAGGTGATACACGCTTATCTTATAACAGATTAACATTCGCAGGTGCAGGTGCAGGCGAAACATTAAGAGCTTTCTCAGTAGTAACTGCAGCACAAGGCGCAGGTCAAACAACTAACGGCGCTCACATCTCTATGTCTGTAAACACAGGCGGTTCAATCTCAGGTGCAGGTAATGCTTTACGTGCTACTTTAGGTTTAGCAGCTTCTGTTACTCCAGGCGGTACTATTGCAGCTATTCAAGCTGATTCTGACGTAGGTGCAGGTGCTACATTACCAGCAACAGCTTCTTGGATTAGATTTACTAACAGCGGTGCAGGTACAGGCTTATCAAATCTATTTAATGTTCCATCAACCATGGTTGCAAATGCAGTTTCAGTGTCAGCTACTAAGACAATTAAAATTATTGACTCAACAGGCACTGCATACTACTTATTGGTTTCAGCAGCAGCTTAATAAATGGAAATTACAAAAGACTTTCTTTTGTCTGAGATCAAGCGTCTTGAGGCAGAGCGTAACCAAGCATCTAGTTTTGTTACAGCTTCTCAGGGCGCCATCGATGCATATACTGCATTAGTGGAACGGCTCGACTCCAAAGAAACAAAAGGGGAATAAATATGGCAATGCAATATGATGTAAAACAAGCCCACTTAAATTCTAGTGGCTATATGGTAAAATATCCTGTTCGTGTAAAAGGTCTATCATTTTCAGGTTCAGCTACCGCTGGATATGTAGTTTTATTTGATACTTCTTCAACACCTGTATCATCAAGCGTAACTTATGCACAAACAGCTAATACTGTAACAGTAACTAAAACTGCACACGGTTTATCTACAGGCGATATTATAGGGATTCACTTTTTATCAAATTCTGGTGTTTCAGCTACTGACGGTACATATTCTATTACTAGAACAGGCGCAGATACATTCACCCTTACAGATATTAACTCGCGTAGTATTGCTAGTACCGCAGCTGTATATGCTGTTGGTAAATGGTTACTTACTTATGAAACCGTAGCTACTGATATATTTACCAACGTCCCGTTCATTCCAGGTGAAGGCATAAGAGCTGAAACAGGCGTATACGCTGAAATGGTTAATTTAGATGCAGCACAAATAATTTATGGCTAATAAGAAAAAAGGTCCTAGCTTAGCTATTGGACGCGGTGAGAAACTTCCTGTATCGAAAGGTGCAGGGCTCACGGCTAAAGGTCGTGCAAAGTATAACGCAGCTACTGGGTCAAACCTAAAGGCTCCTCAACCACAAGGTGGCGCTCGTAAGAGATCGTTTTGTGCTAGGATGTCTGGTATGCCTGGTCCTATGAAAGATGAAAAAGGTAGACCAACTAGGAAAGCCGCATCACTAAAAAGGTGGAATTGCAAATGAGTGCAGAACGCGAAGTTATAGAACACGGTGTAGAAATTAAACATATCCAATCAGACGTGGATAGTATTATGGAAGACATGGAACAATTAAAAAAACGTCTTGATGGTATTGAAAAAACACTAGAAGAAATCAAAGGCGGATGGAAAGTATTTATTGCTATTGCTACTATTATTTCAGGCGTTATAAGCTGGATGGTGACGCACTGGTTAGGAAAATAACATGAAAGCTTTTATAGATAAAATATTTAAGTCTAAAAAACAAAAGGAGTTATTAGATGACATCACTAATACAGAAGTTATACAAGAAAATAAAGAAATACTTAGCGAACAAATTGAAACAAGTATTAAAAAGTACATAGAAGAAGTAAAACAACACACAGATACAAAGGACGATTAAATGCCAAGTAAATCTAAAAAACAACACAACTTAATGGCTCTAGTTGCAAACGACCCAAAAGCAGCCAAACGACTAGGTATACCAAAATCAGTAGGAGAAGAGTTTATGAAAGCAGATAAAAGTAAGAAGTTCGGATCAGGCGGATCAACAGGAGCATTAAAAGAAGTAGATGCGAGTGAAAATCCAGGATTATCAAAATTACCAACGGAGGCTAGAAATAAAATGGGATACATGAAAAAAGGCGGTATGGCAAAAAAGAAAATGAAAATGGGTGGCATGGCTTATAAAGAAGGCGGCGATGCAGACATGGCTCAAGATAAAAAGATGGCTAAAAAAGCTGTAGGCATGCATGAAAAACAACTTCATGGTGGAAAAAAGTCAGACTTAGCTAAGCTTAAATCAGGCGGTATGACTAAGATGAAAAAAGGTGGATCATGTTATTCTAAAGGTGGTCAACTCGCTAAAGCTAACGGTATTGCTGTTAAAGGTAAAACTAAAGGCAAGATTTGCTAAGGAGCTAACATGGCTGAAAATAAAAAACCTGAAGTAGACACTAAAAAGAAACCTGTAAAAGTAATTAAAGCGGGTGATATGTCTCCTGAAACTAAAGCTTTACCTGATGAAGTAGTTGCACCACCAAAAGGAATTGGCGAATCTGAAAAAGATATGGGCCCAATACCTGCTAAGAAAAAAGGCGGAGTAATTACAGATTTAAAAAAAGCTGGCTTTTATGATGCAAAGAAAGACAAAGCTAAACGATTAGATATTATCAATAAAGTTACAACTAAACCTGAACGTATAGAAATGGTTGATAAAATGTTTTCAGCTAAAAAGATGGCTAAAGGTGGTACTGCTTCATCTCGTGCAGATGGTATTGCTACAAAAGGCAAAACTAGAGGAAAGATCTGCTAATGAGACCTTCACGTGGTATGGGCGCTATAAAGAAAACTAAGATACCTAGTGCAAAAGAAAATACTATGCCTAAAGGCGTTGTTAAAAAACGTCGTGACAACACGGACTTTACTCAGTATAAAGAAGGCGGTACCGTAAACAAAGCTGGTAATTACACCAAACCTAGTTTACGTAAAAGAATAGTGTCTCAAGTAAAAGCTGCGGCAACACACGGTACTGGTGCTGGTCAATGGTCAGCCAGAAAAGCACAACTAGTTGCTAAGAAATATAAAGCTGCAGGTGGCGGATATAAGTGAGTTGGTCAAAGAAATATAAATCGTCTATTGATTGTGATAATCCAAAAGGGTTTTCTCAAAAAGCACATTGTGCAGGACGTAAAAAGAAAATGGCTAGTGGTGGTTTAGCAGCGCCTCAACGTTCACTAAAAGCATGGGGTGAACAAAAGTGGACAACTAAGTCTGGTAAAAAGTCTAGTGAAACAGGTGAAAGATACTTACCAGAAAAAGCAATTAAAGCACTAAGCCCTCAAGAGTATGCTGCTACAACAAAGGCTAAAAGAGCAGGTAAAGCTAAAGGTAAACAGTTTGTAGCTCAACCTAAATCAATTAAACAAAAAGTAAAACCTTATAGAAGAGTTAAATAATGGTAGATAGAA